GGTGGCTCGCTGTCCAGACCCCTGAACCCGTTCCGCGCGCGCGAGGAGGCTCACCGTGAGTGACGCTGCTCCGGCCGGGCTGGGCGAGGGTGGACGCCGCCTGTGGACCTCGCTGCTCGCCCAGGAGGAGGGCCTGTCGGTGGAGACCAACCCCAACCGAGAGGTCGCGCTCGAGGCGTGCCGGGCCAAGGACCGCTGCGACCTGCTCGACGAGGTGTGCCGCACGTCGGACGTGATGATCGACAACGGCAAGGGGCAGCCTGTTGCCCACCCCGCATGGGTCGAGGCGCGTCAGCAGGCCAACATCCTCAAGCAGCTCATCGCCGCTCTGCGCCTCCCTGACGAGGCGACGGGCAAGCGGCCTCAGCACCGCGGCGCTCGCGGCTCCTACGCCCCCTCGGCGCCTTCCGGTGCGGTGTCCTCGCTTGACCGAGCGCGGGCGGCGAAGGCCGGGGCCTGATGGGCTGGACTGGCCCGCTGTTCGACGGGCACGTCTGCTCGCTGGGATACGCGGTCGCCGACTGGATCGAGGCGAACTGCTGCCACGGCGAGGGTGACCTTCAGGGCCAGCCGGCGCGGATCGACGCCGAGATGCTGGACCACATCGTCGAGTGCTACCGGATCGATCCGCAGACGGGCCGCCGGGTGTTCAACGAGGCGGTGCTGTCGCGGCCGAAGGGTCGCGCCAAGTCCGAGATCGCGGCGTGGGTGGCGCTCGCCGAGGCGTTCTCCGACTGCGTGCGGTTCTCGTACTGGGACGAGGACGGGCAGCCGGTCGGTCGCGGGGTCACGTCGCCGCTGATCAAGTGCCTGGCGACCGAAGAAGGTCAGGCCGGGAACACGTTCAAGACGATTGCCTACATCGCCTCCGAGTGGGGCAAGGAGCACCGCCCCGAGGTGTACGCGGGCGCGAGCGGCGCCCGGCAGTACCAGTCGGCGTCGGCCATCTACCTGCCGCACGGCGGCGAGATCCGGGCCTGCACCGCCGGATCGGCGTCGAAGGACGGTGGCCTCGAGTCGCACGTCGTGGTCGACGAAACCCACCTGTTCGTGCTCGCCGAGCTGCGCAACATGTACGCCACGGTCGCCAGGAACCTCGGCAAGCGCTACGACGCCGACCCGTGGCTGCACCAGACCTCGACGGCCTACAAGCCGGGCGAGCAGTCGGTGTTCGAGAACACGCTGACCCTGTGGCGGAAGAAGGAACTGCCCGAGTCGGTGTTCGTGAACCATCGTGAGGCCAAGGGTCGAGTCAACCTCGACGACAAGCCACACACGATCGCGCAGTTGCGCTACGTGTACGGCCCGGCCGCTGGCTGGATCGACCTGGACCGCAAGTACCGGGACATGCGCGACCCGCGGATCTGCCGGGATGACGCCGAAGCCGCCCGCTACTTCCTCAACCGGCCGATGTCTGGCAACGACGCGTGGATCGCCAAGGACGCCGTCGAGCGCCAGATCCGCCGCGGCGACACGATCGCCCCGGGGGAGCGGATCACGCTGGGTTTCGACGGCTCGCTGAACAACGACACGACGGTGCTGCGTGGCTGCCGGGTCTCCGATGGGTTCCGGTTCCGGATCGGCGCCTGGCCGAAGCCTGAGGGCGCGGCCGGCATCGGCTGGGAAGTTCCCCGCGCCGACGTGCTCGCCACGATCCGCGAGGCGTTCGCCCGCTACGACGTGGCACGTGCCTACTGCGACCCGCACGAGTGGCGCAGCGACATCGACGCGTTGGCCGAGGAGTTCGGCGAGCGCGTGGTGGCGTGGGAGACCCGCCGGGATGTGGCGATGGCTGCCGCGCTGGACCGGCTGCACACCGACATCGTCAACGGCCTGACGTTCCAGGACGCCGACCCGCTGGCGCTGGAGCACTACGGGAACGCCTACGTGCGGATGAAGGGCGGCCACCGCCTGATCCGCAAGGAGAACCCGGACTCCAACCGCAAGATCGACACGGTGGTCGGTGATGCGCTGGCCTACGAGGCGCGCGCTGACGTCCTCGCCGCGCCGCCGCCTAAGAAGACCCTTACCCGCGTCTCCGGGCGCGTCCGAAGCGCCTAGGAGGCCATGTGAGCCAGCCGCTCGTCGTGCTTCCCTTGGCGAACGCGCTCGGTGATGCGCCTGTGGGCTCTCCGGAGTGGTGGCTGCGGCGGCTGCACAAGGAGATCGTCGACCGCAAGCCGTTCCTGGACCTGTACGACGCCTACTACCGCGGCGAGCATCCGTTGCCGTGGCTGGCCCCGCAGGCGCACTCGGAGTTCCGCCGCATCCTGCGGATGACCCGGTCGAACTACATGGGGCTCGTGCCGGATACCACCGCGGAACGGCTCGCTCTCGAAGGCTTCAGGCTGCCGGGCGAGGAAGGCGCGGACGCCGACACCTGGCGCATGTGGAAGGCCAACAACCTCGATGAAGACTTCGATCAGGGGATTCTCGAGGCGCTGATCGGGGGCACCGCGTACACGCTGGTGCAGCCCAACGGCACGCCGATCCCGGACATCTTCATCGAGCACGCGTCGCAGGCGATCATCGGCTACGTGCCGGGGTCGAACCGGCGCAAGAAGGCTGCTGGTCTGAAGCTGTGGGTGGACGACTGGTCGGGCCGCCTGTGCGCGACGCTGGACCTCGGCGCCTGGCTGTACAAGTTCGAGACGGACGTGCCGAAGGGTGAGGTCCGGACCGAGTCGCTGCAGTGGCGCCGCCGCGAGGTGGCGGGCGAGTCGTGGCCGGCGCGTAACCCGCTCGGCGAGGTCGCACTGACCGAGCTGCCGAACAATCCACGTCTGCTGACCGGCGGCGTCTCCGAAATCGCGGACGTCATCGACATTCAGGACCGGATCAACAAGACCCTCGCGGACCGGTTGATCACGCAGGACTTCGGGGCGTTCCCGCAGAAGTGGGCGACGGGCTACCCGGACGAGGACGAAGAGGGCAACCCCGTCGACCCCATCGACATCGGCCGGGACCGGATCGTCACCACTGACGTCGCGGAGACGAAGTTCGGGCAGTGGGAGGCCGCCGCCCTGGACCCGTACAGCTCGGCGAAGCGCGAGGACGTCAAGGACATCGCGTCGCGCACCCGCACCCCGGCGCAGTACCTGCTGGGCGAGATGAGCAACGTCAACGGCGAGACGCTGAAGGCGTCGGAGTCCGGACTGGTGGCGAAGTGCCGACAGCGAATCCGTTCGTTCGGTGGCGGCGCGGTGGAGACGATGCGCCTGGCGCGCAAGGCTGCCGGGCTGCCGGTGCCGGACGAGCGCATGGAGTCGATCTGGCGTAACCCGGAGTTCCGCACCGAGGGCGAGACGACCGACGCCGCGGTGAAGCAGTTGCAGTCGGGGATGCGGGATCTGCGGTCGGCGCGGGAGTTCGTGGGCATCAGCCAGACGGAGATCGCGCAGATGGAGGAGCGGGAGAACTCGCTCGACCCGGTTGCCGCGCGCATCGCCCGCGAGTTTCAGGCCGGGATAGCCGGTGCCGGCACCGCAGGCGTCTGAGACCTTCTACGAGTCGCTGCAGCGCTACCAGTTGGCGCTCCTCGGCATCGGCCGTCGCCTGTGGCGCAAGGTGGTGCCGGGCGACCTGGACGGCTCTTGGCAGCGCGTCATGCCGCAGATGGTCGCCTACACGGCCGGGGCGCAGCTCGCTGCGGCGCAGGCGGCCGTGCAGTATGTGCCCGCGGTCCTGGCGGAGACCGGCCAGCCGGACCGCCCGCAGGCCGCTGTGCGCCCCCAGGCGTTCTCGGGGGTGTCCTACGACGGGCGACCGCTCGACACGGCGCTAGAGGGCAGCGTGCGGCACGCAAAACTGCTCATCGGCTCCGGCCGAGAGCCGTCCGAGGCGCTGATCGGCGGCCGGAAGTGGCTGGAGCAGGCGCTGCAGACCGCGGTCGCCGACGCGGCCCGGGACGCCACCGCGGCGCAGATCGCCGTTCGTGAGCGCATGGGCTGGGTGCGGATGGTCAACCCGCCGTGCTGTTCCCGCTGCGCCGTGCTGGCTGGCAAGTGGTACCGGTGGAACGACGGGTTTCTGCGCCATCCCGGGTGCGACTGCGTGCACATCCCGTCGGCGGAGAGCGTGGCCGGCAACTACGTGACCGACCCGAAGCTACTGATCGAGCGCGGGCTGATCACCGACTTGACCAAGGGCCAGCGTCAGCGCCTCGACGACGGTGCGTCGCTGTCCGGAGTGCTCAACGAGTCCCGTGACGCCTGGCGGCAGCGGATGGCCGTCGAGCGCAAGCGCGCCAAGCGGTCCGCCGCGTGGGGCACGAACACCCCGACGCCGCTACCGCCGGGCGGCATTCAGGACTTTCTGAACCATCTGACGAGCCGCGTGGACGCCATCAACGAGATGAAGCGTCGCGGCATCGCCGAATAGACCACCCCACCGCCGCACGGCACCGGGGCGTTCCCGCATGGGAGAGCAACACATGGCCGATGAGCCGAGCACCGTCACGCCCGAGACCGACCAGGCCGCCCCCGGGGAGGCCGTGGAACCGGCCGAGCAGCCGGACGGCACCGACTGGAAGGCCGAGGCCCGCAAGTGGGAGCAGCGGGCCAAGGAGAACCGCGAAGCCGCCAAGCAGCTCGAGCAGCAGCGCAAGGCGGCGATGACCGAGTCCGAGCGCGCTGTCGCCGAGGCTGAGGAGCGGGGCCGCACGGCTGCCGTTCAGCAGTACGGGCAGCGTCTGGCCCGCACCGAGTTCATCGCCGAAGCCGCGCGCCGCAACCCCGGCTTCGATGCCTCGCAGATTCTCGACGACCTCAACCTCGCCCGCTACATCGGCGAGGACGGCGAGCCCGATTCCAAGGCCATCGCCAAGGCCGTGCAGCGCCTCATCCCCGAGGCGAACGCCGGCACCCCGCAGCCCCCGTCGTTCGACGGCGGGACTCGCCAGGCCGCTCCCGCTGGCGTCTCGATGTCCGACCTGATCCGCCAGGCCGCCGGCCGGGCGTAGTTCCGCAGCACCGGCCCGCCACGGCTGGACCGCTGCACAACAAACCCCCTTCCTGGAGGTAAGCCGTGGCGTACAACAACCTGATCTCGCGGACCAACGCGCAGGCGATGATCCCCGAGGTCGTCTCGAACGACCTGCTCGCCGGTCTGACCAACCAGTCGGCCGCCCTGAGCCTGTTCCGGCAGGTTCGCATGGCGACCAACCAGACCCGGATGCCGGTTCTGTCGGCGCTGCCCACGGCGTACTTCGTCAACGGCGACACCGGGCTGAAGCAGACCACCGAGGTCGCGTGGGCGAACAAGTTCCTGAACGTGGAGGAGCTGGCCGCGATCGTCCCGATCCCGGAGGCCG